TCGGTGTATATTAGTTTGTAAATCATATCGTAGTAAGTTGTGCGAGTTGTGTGTTAGTTAATCGTGTTTTCCAAAGGGCTGTTAGGTTAATATTTCCATTGTATTGATTAAAAGGAATATTTGGCGGGTAAAAACCTAACGCAATAGAAGATAAGTTTGTACTAACTACCCCCGTTGTATCTGTAAATAATTGAACTCCATTTGCATAACATATAAAATCATTATTTTTATAAGAAAAAGCAACTTTAATGTTTTGTTTATTTGTATAAGTTTGAGTTGATGTTGAATTAACATAATTAACTCCACCACTATAAACAGTTAGGTTTAAATTATTTCCACTAAATTTTAAATATGTTGAATAATCAAAAGCACCGCTACCGTCTGAACTACCTAAGTAAATTAAAATAGCTCCGTTTGGATTTGTTATATCTGCAATACCATCAAATAATACAGTCCCCTCAGTTTGTCCTATCAAAGAACTAATACCCGTCTTACTAATTACATCTGCGTTTCGTGTTACACTTGCTGAAGTAGTAGGTATGTAAGAAGTAGCGTAAGAACCCGCTTCGAGTTGTGCGCCCCAAAGACTAGCAGTTTGACCTGCTATTCCTGTAATTCCAAATGAAATATAAGGTATTGCAGTTCCTGTAAAAGTTGCAGTACAACGATACCAACCATTTGCAAAACTTTTCATTGCACCTGTAACACTTCCAGTTGTTGTAAAAGTTCCAGTACTTAAATTAATGTTTACATCTCCAATAGTAGGCACTTCAATTATAGTTAGATTTGATGTTTCCGCTTTAAAAAATACAGTAACTGTATATGTTCCCGTAATTGGAGAGATAAGAAAAATAGACCCCCCAGTTCCCGTAGTTACAGCTACAGTGTCAGCTGTTAGATTTCCATCAGGGGAAACCGTTGCATTTGATGTTACACTTGTTTGGTATTTTCCCCAATACGCATTATTAAATTGCTCACTGTATAAAAAACTATTCGTTCTTTGTGGCTCAACTAATATACTCGGACAAGTTCCGTTTGTGTAGTCTAAACGTGGTACGTTACTTGCTACGCTTTCAATTAATCCCGATGAATTAACTCGTGTTGCTGTCGTTGCTCTTGTTACGTCTAAATCTCCCGCTCCCGAACTTGGAACAACCGAATATAACTTACTCGCTTTCGTTCCGTTTGGTGTTACAACTAAACTCGCTGTATCTAATAAACTCATATTTCTAAATTATTTAATGTTGTTAATAAGCATTGGTTAGCCTCGTATGTTCCAGAATCAGTTGAAATACGCACACTAAAATTGTAAGCCAAACCTCCCTCGTTGCCTACAAGTTCCGTTTCACCGCTCCAACTTGTTGCGTGTACATTTCCCCAACCTATTGAATTATTGAACGCACCTTGCCCCCAACCTATTGCGTTGTCGTTTGCACCTTGCCCCCAATCAATTGAATTGCTCATATATTAATAACTTTTATTTTTTTATTTGTTGTTATTTCTTTACTTGAGAAAGATATAATTTCAATTTCTTAATATTTTCCTCTTTTGGTTTGTACTGTTTCATAAATACCAGCCAGTGAATGAATTTTTAGTATCTGGGTACATATCACCGTTTGAATTAGATGTGTACTCAGGAAATGATGCGTTGTTAAAACAGATGTAATCAATGAAACGCTGCGTGTAATGTTGTGCAATGTCTCTTTCTTTTTCTACTATAAAATCAATTTCGCTTTTTTCAACCGTTTCACTATTCTCGCTTTGGTGTTTATAGATACCTTTATTAGCAATTGTGTAAGCACTAAAAGGCAAATATTCGACCATTCCCCAATGGATTAACATTGGCTTTACGTATTTTCTTAATAGACTTAAATAAGGGTCTGTTAAAGTATCGTTAATGATGTCATCTTGTATCTTTTCAAGTAAATCAGTACCTAAATAGTTTTGAATGTGCGTATCTTGAGCAATCTTGATAAACTGAATAAATTTGTCAGTATCAATGTTACCATTTAAAGCTGTAAACTTTACAATGTCGTCTCTCGTTATTAGTATTGCCTCTGCCATTATCTTGCGTCTTGTGGTAAATTATTGTTATCAGGGTGGAAACCTTTGCGAGGTAAGTTGTTAGGCTGTATGCTAACTTGATACGGATTAGTTACTTTAAATCCTCTTTTACTTGCTATACCTGTTTGAATACGTTTTGCATTAGGATTAGTTACATCAATTCCCATGCCTTCAATATTTGCGAATGTTAAGCGTTTAAATGAATGATGACATCTTGGTCCGCCTTTAAACAAAAACACGTTGTAAGGCTCTCCATTATGCCCGAAACCGTCATTAACTACGTTTGAGTTTACGTTAACTAAATCCTCTTTACGGTAAATCTTTTTAGCTTTCATCATGCGCTCACAAAATTCTCTTTGAGGATTAGGATTGCCTGTATATTGGTAACGAACTTTCCATTGAATGTCTCCGATAGTTTTATCTTGCTCACTCTTTGCATTAGGAATAGATTTAACAGCAGTTGCTAACTTTTGGAAAAGGTTTTGTTTAGGTTTCCAATTTTTTAACTGCTCATCTAATTCATCTTCTAAATCATAGTCAACATCACGCTCATCTACTAAAACCCAACCTTCCATGTTTTCATCTTCACCTAATCCGATTAATTCATCAGCATTTAAGTTTACTTGTTCTGAAAGTTCTGTACCTGTTTCCTCTGCTACTTGTTCATCAGTTGTTGCGTTTTCTAAGTCAGTAAATTCTAAAGGTTGTAATGTTTTAAAGTATGTTTTTAACGTAATTCCGTTTTCTGCTAATATTCTATCAATAGCCTCTAATATTTCATCTTGGAATGGTCGTATAACCATGTTATCAAATAAGATAACTGAATTTTTCAACTCATCTGCATTAGAACTAAATCCTGTACTTGTTGCAATACCAAAAATTAAAGGCGATGTAACGCTATGTGATAGCATGATTTTACGCATACACTCCTCACTCAAATAAGTATAGTGCTCTGGTGCATCATTCAATGGAATAGCATCAACCGTAGTAGCTGTTTCTTTATTATCGTTAAACGCTGTTACAATACGTTTACCTTTTGAACCGCTTAATTTACCTAATACTTTTGAGTTTATAATTGATTGTTGCTCCTCTGTTGGTACTCCATTGTTAAAGTTAACAACCATAGTAGGTGAAAACCCATTTTGTACCTCGTTAATTAAGTATTCAGAAATTTCCTCTTCAAGTAATGAATAAGGAATACCTCCTTTATAATCAGGAAAAGCAAAATACTTCATTCCAACCTCATAAGGCTGAATCATTAATATCTTAACCTCACCTGTTCCAAAACCAAAAGCATCAATTCTTTGTGGTGGGAATTTCTTAACATCCTCCCAATTATCAGAATAGTAGTAAGCCTCAATCTCACCGTCTTTATTACATTTCTCTGGTCTCAATAAGTTAACAGGAATATGATATGCCTTAACAACTTTATCACCTTTGTAATGTACTTGAAAAGATGCCTGTCCTAACATTTTTCTATCAATACATATCTTACGAATACACGAAGGATTAAACAAAGACATCATTGAAGCGTATTCATTTGGCTTTTTAGAAGCATCTAACGCACTCAATCCTTTTCCGTATATCAATCTACTAATTGAATTGATTAATGCGTTGTGCGTTGTTGAATTACGGTATCTTTCTAATAAAAAATCATAATATCCGTTGCTCTCACCAATTTCAACCCAGTCATTACGGTTTGATTCCTTAATAACAGGTGTTTCGTATTGTGCTAATTGTATTGAATGTAAATTATTCATAAACTATAAATTCATTTGTTGTTGCATTACTCTTGTAAACATCTTTATTTACGCTGAAAGTAACTGTATCTTGATTAGTGCAAAATATTTTATCTTTGTATTTAACCACATCACCCTTTAAAAAGGTAATTGTATAAAACCTGTTTTGCTTTAAATTTAGTATCATGTCGTAATTATAGAAATAACTACTCGCATAAATGTACGTATCAGTCATTTCAAAGGTACTTATTAAACAATCTTTAGCCTCAAATGTACCCTCATCATCTGAAATTCTACTAATAAGCTCATAAACACGGTCTGCTGTTCTATATGTTTCAATCGTATTAGTCTCCTCATCATGAATTACAATAGTATCTATATCGCTATCACGTGGTATAAAGCTAATCGTTTGAACACTCGCACTCTCTTGTAATATAATCATATATATATAACTATCAAAGTACGTTTTTGTTTTGAAATAAAAAAGGGGGAACTAATTAAAGCACCCCCTCCGTTATATATAATTAATGTTATGCAGTAACAATAGTAGCACCGTCAAAAGCAGTTGCTAAAGCTGTTTCGCTTACTACATCAATTAAGTTAGCAGGTAATGCTTCCATACCTACCAAAGTCAATGTTGAACCGTTGAAGTCACCCATTGCAACACCCTCTGAAAGGTTAGCAGTAGTTAATTCCATACCTCTGTTCAAACCAGCTAAAAAGAATTGATTGTTACGGTTACGAACCACAACGTGTGGACGACCATAAGCCAACAACTTAACAATTTTCAAAGTAGTTGCATCTTTTTTCTTTAATTGGATAGACAAAGTTTGTTCAACGAATGTAGTTCCATTTTCACGTGATGAATTAACAACCTGCTCAAAAGAGTTAGTTCCTTTTAATTCAAATTTATATAATGATGAAGCCTCTGCTGTATCAATTACATCCGTGTTTGTACCATCATAAACAACATTAGTTAAACCTCCGAAGTTGATGAAGTAAACTGCATCTAATCCTCCTAATGCGTCTTTACATGGTTCTAATCTTCCATTTCCTAAATCACAAGACATATTTTTAGTGTATTAAAAAAGGGAAGGCATTTTACCTCCCCTTTCAAGTTAATAAATAATCTAATTAGTTAGCTGAGTTAGTGATACCGTAAGTTACGATGTCTTCAACTACTGCATATTGTACACCTGCTGTTAAACGCATAACTACACGAACGTTTTGTGAACCGTCGATGTCAGCCATGTCAATCAATTTAACCTCGTTCATGTCGCTCATCAATCCTGTACCGAAGTAAAGGTTATCTACTGTTGTAGCGATTGCTTTGTTAGCAGCCAATCCATTAGCAACGAAGATTTTGATACCGTCAAACATCAACTCACCATTAGTGTACCACATTGTACCTTGATTGTTAGCACCATTAGAACCTAATCCAGAAGCACCAAATCCACCCAATGCACGTACATACGCTTTAGCGATGTTTTGAGAAACGTAAATTCTCAATCCTTCGTTTGTGTACAAAGTTGAAGGAATAGCATCAACGATTTTACCCAATTCAGTAATTACGTTTGAAGCTGTTACAGTTGTTCCTGCAACCTCTTGTGCTGTTGGTAAACCTGCATCAGCAGCAACCAATGTAGCAATACCGTCAAACTCACCTGAGTTAGAATCATCACCAGCCCAAATGTTAGTTTCGTTTTTTGCAGCAACCTTAGCAGCTACGTGTCCGATTAAATAATCAGCGAAAGTCTTAGGTAAAGCATCAAAAGCTGAATAACCCATAGAAATTGCTTCCCAATCTGAATGGAAATCTTTTTTACACAATTGTAAGTTAACTTGCATTTCTTTTGGTTGGATGATTTTCTCAGTCAAAGTAACCGTAGATGTTGCAGAAAAATCACAAGTTGCATCTTTCAAGATAGCATCAGTTGATAATCTTTTAAGTACTTGTTTGTACTTTACGTTTGGAAGTACTGTAATACCTCCTTTGTCGATTGTGTTAGCAGACAATAAAGCTGCTGCTACATACTTACCTGCGAACTCACCAGCGTAAGTAGTTGTAATTGATGTTGTTGTTGCCATAATTTATTTTTAAGAATTAATTTTACTCATTACTCTGTCTAATGTAGACATTGGTTTATTTTGTGCGAATTTAAAGTTAGCTACTGCTGTTTCGTTTTCAGGGTTAAAAGCAATAGGCTTAACATCTGATAATTCAACTTCTGATACTTCCTCTTTTGGTTGCTCTGACAATTTCTCTAATTGTGCTTTCAAGTCAATGTTTTCTTGTTTCAATGCTTCAATTTCTGAAAAGAATGTTTCTTTAACAATTGATTCAACAGTTTTCTTAACTTGTTTTTCAGCTTCTGCCTCAACAACTACTTCCTCTGCTGGTGCTTCCTCAACAGGTGCTTCCTCTTCCTCTTTTTCTGCTTCCATGTAAGATGCGATGATACCTTCCTCCTCAACGATTAAGATAAACCCATTTTCCATTTCGTAGCTTCCAATTGGTAAAGCAATTTTTTGCTCATCTTCTGTAACGATGAATACTTCCATTCCCGCCTCAAATGAATCAGCCTCAACGATTGTTACACCGTCAACTAATTTCATTTGCTCTAATTTTACCTCCATACCTAATAAGGTTTTAATTTGGTTTATTACGCTCATATTTATTTGTTTTTGTTTTATTTTAATTAATTAACTAATAAACTTGCTGAAACTCTTTTC